CGCCGTCATAGCGGCTGGGGCGGAAACTGACGGTGCCGCTGGTGATCAAACCATCGGGGGATTTCAGGGCCCAGCCGGTGGTGGTGCCGAGATCGATGGCCAGCAGGGTGCGGTCCATTGGCGTGGCCTGTAGCAATTCGGGCCTTGCGTCGGTGCTGTGGGTGGTCAGAGTCGGATGAGCCATGAGTGGTTTCCTTTTTGGTTTTCTGCTCGGGGTGGAAGACGACGGTGGTTCTGGTGCTTGGCGGTACTGGCCACCGCCGTCGGATGAATGTGTTTCGGGAATTTCTTGGGCACACCAACTTCACGGCCCAAGTCGAGCCCAGGGGAAGGAAGTGTCTCTCCCGCGTTTAGCGGGGAGGACACCTTCCCCTTTAGGGGGGGTAAATCCGTGTTTTGTGTTTTGGCGTAAGCTGTTGAAACTAAAGGTGGATATTCAAAGCACGGATTGGTTTTTTGTGAGGTCTGATTTGTGTTTTGTGTTTTGACGCAAGCCCTTGATCCCAAAGACGTAATTCCAAAACACAAAACACGGACATGCAAAACACAACCTGTGTTTTGGTCAAAACACGGGCGATCTGTGTTTTGAAACCGGCGGAATTTAGGGGCAAATTTCATAGGTTCACCACCCCGCGGTCGACCCAGGTTTCAGGGTCTTCAACCGGAATTAGGGATCCGGTTTCCTCGCACATGAAATCGCTTGGCAGTACCTTGATGAACGCCGGTGACACCTCGCCGGTCTCATCATCAACCACGTCCTGGCCCGTGTTCAGAAGCATGTCTTTGATGCAAAGATAGCCAAATTTGGACTGGCTTTTCTTGAGACCCAGTTCATCAGCAGGCTCGCCCTTTAAGAACTTCACATGTCCCTTAGTCGCCAGAACACGCAGCCGTTCCCGAATACTGGTTTGGCCGCCTAGACTGCCCTTGTTCTCGAATTTTGCGGCAAACTGGGTCGGCGTGAACATTTTCCCCCGGGCCGCCTGTTCGGCAATCATCTGGACAATCACGTCGCCCTTGCGATCCCGCTCGGCATCGTGTTTTGCACCAACATCCTTGCGGACCAACCGCTCGTTCATCGGGTTCAGCTCGACCCATTTGCCTTTCTCCTTGTCGATCAGCTTGGATGGCAATGCCGGTCCGTTGCGCAGTTCAATCTCCAGTTTGCGCTGGCTGTTCTCTTCTTCCGGCCGGTGCATGATGATGCCCGAAGTGTAGAATCCGCGCAGAGAACTGGCACCGGACAGCGCCAGAAACGGATCCTCCTTCACTTGGTTCTTGCTGAGTTTCTTTGTGTGATGAACGAGGACTACACCACAGTCGGGGTTCACCGCCTCGCGCAGCACCTCGACGCGGTCCCTGAGGAAAAACATCATCGCGCCGTTATCGTTTTCACCGCCACCATCGGGACCGCCATCAAAGACATTGCGGATCGGGTCGACGCAGAGAATGTCGATCGGTGCGTCGGGGAAGGCTTCTTTGACTGCAGCGGCGGCCATGGCGCTGCCGGGTTCATCCAGCAGCAGCTTCAGCTTGGGCGTGGCCACGAAAGTGTCGCGGGCAGCGGCAATCACCTCGGGTGGCAAGGTAATGCTTTTGAGGCGTTCGCGCAGGTAGTGATACTGGATTTCCGCCTGCAGATAGAACACCCGCAGGGGGCGTGGTGGGGTGAAGCCAAGGAATGGAATGCCTGCCGACATGTGCACGAGCCAAGAGATCAGGAAGTCGCTTTTGCCGACCTTGGGCGCGCCGCCCAGCACCAGCAGACCGCCGGGCGTCAGCACGCGGGGCGCTATGATGTCCTCGGGCATGGGGCTGGTGTCGTCCAGCAATTCGCCCAGCTTGAAGGCGGGCATGGTGGTAGCGGGTGCCGCACCGGTAGAGCGTAACAGCGGTGGACCATTCTTCTCCACATGCTTGGCCCAGAGCCGGTCGGACTCCGTTTTCAGCCGCTCCTCGGACCAGCTTGGACGCAACATGGCGGCGTTGTAACCACAGATGCCCTGCCACCCCTCGTCGGGCGTCATACGCCCCTCGTGCACCATGCGGATGAAATGCCCGATGGCAGCACTTGCGCCTTCAAAGCGGGTCCAGTCATCGGTGCCACCCTCATTTACTGGTGTGGTCAGAACCGATCCGAGGGCTGGTTTGTCCGGCGTTTCCGGTGAGGGTGTCATGCCGACTCCGGGGATTGCCGACATTTCGCTGACCAGATCGCCGAAGTCTGCGAGGTCAACTTCGACTTCATTGTGTTGCCGGATCTGCACCACGCGCTGAAAGCCATGTTTGTGATAAACACTGCCCGCCACCCGGATCGGCTGGTGGGCCGAGCGGAAATGCGTGTCACCACCAACCTTCAGGGCAATCTCGCCACGTATGCGGCAGAGCTGGGCCAGATCCTCGCCCTCGGCCGGTTCGGTCAGCTTCCACCAGACATGCAGCTTGCTGGCACCGCCCGCGGTGCGCCCACCGCTTTCGACGATCAGCGTAGGCTGGCCAAGGGAGCTGATCAGATGGTCCAGTTTGGCCGGAATGTCTCCGGCATCGAGATCGACGATGATCGCTTGCATTTGCAGGACATCAACAGATTTGGCTTGCCCGTTTTCCGCAACGGTGCCGGGAATGACGTAAACAGCCGCGCCTTCGTTCCAGGCCCATGTGGCAAAGGTGGACAGTTTCTCTGGCGCGGTTTCATCGGCGTCGATCCAGATGTTGTGCGGTTTGCCATCCTTGCCCTGACCCTTGTCGACAAAACCCCGGACCGGGATCAGACCGTCAGAGTAGCCAAAGACCACATCCAGAAACGTCGCGATCTGTTCGCCGTCTGGCTCCACCCCGAACGGGTTCTCGGTGAATGGCCCGTCATTGTAATCCAGCCATGGGTTGAAATGGACGATGTTATCGTCACTCATTGGTCCTGCCTCCAGCAGCGGTCCGCGTAAGAGCAGAACCGGCATTCAAAGAAATCTCGGTTGTTGGCGACGCGAGGCAACAGATCGCCCGCATCTGTAGCCTGCAGAATTCGAACCGCGCGATCCGACATGCGCTGTGCCAGGGCGGCATCAAACGGCACCAGCTCGTGGTAGAGCTCGGCTGTATCTTTGTTGATCGCGGTGAACAGCGCCGGTGCCTCGGAAATCCCCGGCACGCTGGGTTCCATGTAGGCCTGATAGATGGCGATCTGGGCGGCATAGACCGGCTTTGACAGGCTCACACCTTTTTTCACTGTCTCTCGCCAGTTTCTGGCGTTCATGGTTTTGCATTCCCAGAGAGCGGGAACGGCAATTCCAAGGCTCTCAGGTGCAGCGGCGATGATGCCATCCACATGTCCACGGATGCGCCCGCCTGCGACGGAGAAACCGAACTGTTCCCCATCCGGGCGGTGGGCCTTGTGGGTGTACAGATCGAACCCGGCCTCGCGCAGCCAGCGGATTGCCAGATCCTCGAGCATGTGGCCGATGGCGAAAATGCGCAGGACCTGGCCGCTGAAATCACCGCCATCATCCTTGGGCGCGTGCGTGAACTCGAACTGCAGGGCCCGCTCGCAGGCGACACCCAGCCGCGAGGCCCCGAGATAGGTGCGCGGCGGGGCGGCATCGCGTTCATCAACGAGAACGGCGTTGATGTGGTCGTTGATCTTATCGGCGATGGTTTTCGTGCGATTGTAATCCAGCATCAGAGCGGCACCTCCGAGGTATAGGATTGGGCAGTTTCAGCCATCGCGTCCCGAAACCCCTCGACGGCTTCTTCGATCAGGGCGCGAACCTGCGGTGCGGTGAGATCGGCCAGCCGGGTGTCCCAGCCGAACTCCTCCATGAACGCACCCATGCGTTTCAGGGTGGCGGTGATGGCCGCGTGTTCCTCTTCGGTGAGATCAACCATGTTCAGTCCTTTTCGGGCGTGGTGCGCATAGAGCGCCTGACAGTGTTTCGAGCAGAACCAGCGCCGCTTGCGCGGGCCGGCTTTCGTGTGGGGGTTGCGGAATCCGAACCCGGCAGTTGGTCGCGTACAAACCGCACAGACAACGAAGCGCGGGTGCCAGAGCAGCAGGCGATCCGGGATGGTTTGCGCCGGTGTGGACGTGGGAGGGATTTGCGCGACATGGGTCATGCGGCCCTCCGCGCTGTCGGTGACGCCGAGATGACAAGCTGCTGGATTGTCCGCTTGTTGAACTTGAAGGTCATCAGGGCCGAGGCGCGATAGCGGGTCAGCCCGTAGTCCTGGGCGAATGCTGGCGGCAGGTATTGCAGTTGCTTTGGTGTCGCCGCCTGATTGAGCCAGCTTCTGGATTTGAAGGCGCTTTCATCGCTCTCGTGCTCATTGAGCCAGTCATCGGCCTGCGCCAGACAAACCGTGCGCTCGCCAACCCCCAGAAGATGCGTGGTCTGGCCCTTTGCCCCGCCGACGGCGTACCAGCGGCCATCGAGAAAGAAGATACCACCCCAGGCATTGAAGCCGTTGGCCATCAAGGCCGCGTCATCGTCGAACAGATCCACCCAGGCAAAGCTGGAGCGTTTCAACAGATCGATCTCGGTCATCAGGAAACCTGAGAGTGCGCCGTCACCATGCTCCTGTGATTTTGCATCATCATCTTCGCCTGCGAACATCTCGCCACAGAGCGGGCACTCGGCAGAGGCCAGCGGGATTTCCGCGCCGCACCCGGTGCAGATCTTGGTAGGAGCCTCACCATCCCCGGACGCATCGTCGAGTTTTACGTCCTGCTCCAATGTGCCGTGCGAAAGACTGGAGGTGCCAAAATCCAGCACGATGCAATCGGTCTTGATGATGCCTGGGTATTCTTCGGGATCAACAATGCGCAAACCACGCCCGACCATCTGGATCATCGTCGATTTGTAGGAACTGGGGCGCAGCAGCACGACGCAGCTGGTTGGCGGGTGATCCCAACCTTCGACGAGGACGGCGACATTTACGATGACACGAATTTCTCCGGTGGCATATGCATTGAGGATGTTACGCCGTTCCTCGGCCTTGAGATCACCGTGAATTACGGCGGCAAAGACACCAGAAGCATTGAATGCTGAGGCAACATTTTCGGCGTGCGCCACCGTGGAGCAGAACACCACGGTCGGTCTGTCGCCCGCCTTTTCCTTCCAGTGCCGGATCACCTCATCCGTCACCGGCACATGGTCCATGATCTCGGCAACCTGCGTCATGTCGTAATCCGCAATGGTCTTGCGAACCTCGCGCAGCTTGTCCTGCACGCCGACATCAATGACAAAGGTGCGCGGTGGCACCAGATGACCGCTGGCGATCAACTCGCCGAGGCGAACCTGATCCGCGACATTGTCAAAGACCTCGCGCAAACCTTTCCGGTCGCCCCGGTTCGGTGTGGCGGTAACGCCGAAGATACGGGCATCGGGGTTCACATCCCGCACCCGGTCGATGATGCGCCGATAGCTGGCCGCCACCGCGTGATGCGCCTCATCGATCACCAGCAGATCAAGTTTTGGCATGGCGGTCAGATTGGCCGGGCGTGCCAGGGTCGGCACCATGGCGAATGTCGCCTGACCCGACCAGTCTTTGGTACTTGCATCGATGACAGAGGTGGTCAGGTCCGGGTTGACCCGGCCGAATTTGTCCCGATTCTGCGTGGTCAGCTCGTCGCGATGCGCCAGAACGCAGGCTTTGGCATCACTGTCGCCAATCGCCTCCCCGGCAAGGGCGGAGAGCATTATCGTTTTACCGGCACCGGTCGGCGCGATTCCAAGCGTATTGCCGTGGCTGGAGAGCGCAGCAAGGCTACGCTCCACAAAGGTTTTCTGGCGCGGGCGAAGTCTCATGTCCGCCCCCTCACTCGGCCCATTGGGGCTTGGTGACGGGAGACGCAGGTGCCGGGTTTGCCGGGGCCTGCGCTGTTTGCGGGGCGTAGGTGGGTGCCGGTCCGACGGGTGCCTGAGGCGCAGGCGGCTGGCCATATCCACCTGCCACAGATGAACCACCCATTGGGGCCATCATTTGCCCAATGATCCCGGCATAGTCCTTGTGATCCGGCGTTACCGCACTGCGAACCTCGTTCTTGTCATCGCCATTAGTGTCGGTGCCCATATCGACGCGCACTACGAACTCCAGCCCGTCCAGATCGGCAAACCCGGCGATGCGACGCTTGGCCTGCGCCTCTGGCGAGTTGTCCTTGTCGGATATGCCCCGCGCCGAATTGAGGATACCGCGCACCAGGCTGCGGCCCATATTGCCCCAGTCCGGTCCCTTGGCGCTGTAGAGCCCGATCAGCGAGAATATCTTGCGCTTGGCGTATTGTCCTTCGAGCACCGTGTATTCGGCGTTGAGATAGACAGAACCGGTCGAACCACGGGTGGCATAGCCGCCAGTCCAGCCCTGGCTTTCGTCATTGAAGCCACCGGGGCGGATGGTCAGGCGCACTTTCAGCAACGTTCCTTTCGGGATCAGATTGGCGTTGCCTTGGGCCGAGTTGAAGTCATTCCAGAGTCCAGTCATGGATCAGGTCC